ATATGTTGCATTGTACCTGTCAATGTCCAACTATACCACGCAGACTGTTCACGTCTTTGACCAGCGTTGTAATACTTATAATGATATACTGAAGTATCACCTTTCTTGCCATACGTAACAAGACCAATAGGTACTGAGTTAGCAGATTTAGTTATATCTTTTGGTAAAAATTCTGGAACTACTCTAGTCTGTTCTGTTATATTAGGCGGTGTATCATCATCTAATATTGTAGCTTCAAATGCTCTAGCATAGGCTGATACATTAGATGTAAACAGTACGGATGTACCAAGGTCTACAGGTTGTATGGTAGAGTCACATTCGTAACTTGCAACCTTTTTTAATCTGGCTGTTTTAGGGCTAAATATATCTGACTCAGTAAATAATAAGAACTGACCGTTATCACTAAACATCAATAAACCTTTTTGTATAGGTAATGTGTGATTAATAAACGCAGGTTTTACATCAGATACTGTTATATCTATAGGGTTGTCATCACTGGTGGATATAGCAGACACAATAAAGAAGTTAAAGTACCCCCCAGGTCTACTCATTACTATGTTTTCACCCGCAATAAACCCTAATCTATTTCTGTGAAAGAATATTTCCTGTATTTCTGTCCCGTTAAATGTAGGAAAAGGGTTGGATGCGTTGTCTCCTACTGCTCTATCTTTCCAATAATTCTCATTATTTTGTGAATTTGCTGTAGCTTCATCTAATTTAACAAATGTAAACGTACCATTACGGTTGTTTATAAGTGCATGTGGCATTGTTGCAGGGTCTAAACCCTTAATCATGGGGTCACTATTAGATGAAAAATTATGAGGTCTTACACATTCTTCCCAGCTACCAGCTCCAGACACGCCATTATCAGCTATAAATTCTACATAGTAATCATCAACGTCTAAGTCAGCAGTGTTAGCTATTTGAGCAACATACCCGTGTTTACACATAGCAGGTAGTCTACTAATATCTTGTGCCTTTTGACCAATAACACTCATGTTTTCGTTGACAGCACCACCAAGAAAGTTGACACCATCTGCAGCGGAACCGTGCATAAACAAACCACTACCTATAACTTCAGCAGTTACGTTAGATAGATCACTATTAACTTTATCTTTTAAACCTCTTAGAATGGTTGCCATACTTAACACACCATTGTCTGGATTTTTTGGAGATTTAAAGTAAGCTATACCAGATACATCTCTGTAAGTAGTTACTGGTTCTACAGCTTCAACTGATATTCTATAAGTCTCTCCCTCTAAACTAATGTCTATAAACAATCCTTCTGCAGTAGATTTATTAGTAGTCCTAATTAAACCACCGTCTTGTAGAGTTACTGTAGCAGTGTATCTAACATCATAATCTTGAGTATATCCTAAAAAATCAGATACTTCTGTACCAGATCCATCATAGTTTGCTACATTATTAGCAATAAAACTATTACCATTAACTTGTAAACTGCCCTCAATATTTTCTGTAATATTTGTACCACCTACTTGTGCACCACTGGTATTAACTGCACTACCTCCAGAGAATGACCACGTCAATGTACCAGATTTACTTTGGTCTTCGTTTGAGTCATCAAAGGTTGGGCCTTGTGCACTGCCTCCAACAATCCTGTCTACTTTAACAGAGGTTACTCTGAAGTAAGTATTAGGTGCAGGTGCTGTACCAGAATATAATATATACTCAGTATTATAAGCCACAGTATCAAGCCTAGCATAAGAATAGTCCCCGCTATGGATAGGTGAAAAGGTATTTCCAGTAGTACCTACTGTTTTTTGTGGATTACATATAATCGTATAATCTTGTATAGTTTGTATTGAATATTCTTTATGTGTACCTGTCTGCTGCATGTATTGAAATAAAGAATCTCCATTACTATTAGTGAGACTTTGTTCTACACCAGTTGATAGATCCCATATACGTATAGGTTTTGTACCAGAATAACTGGCAGCGGGTGTCATTTGTACAATATATTTTTCGTCACCATCTCTCAAAATTTCGTACCAAAATCCTGTACTGTTTGCGTTAGTTAAAGTCTTAACAAACTCTCCAGCTGGACGTTTTTTCAAACCAAATGTTATGTCTGGGACAGCATTATCACATACCCTTACCTGTCCTGGAAATTTAATTTTATCTGGCTGTTGAGATACACCCCCTAGAAAGTTTGGGATACGTTGATTTACTGTTGGCATTACATTCTTCTCAATACTTTAAATGGACGATACACGGTATTTGCATCTTGTTGATATTGGAAATCATTAAAGATATTATAGTCGCCTTGCTTTGCATCGTACTCAAGTGCAGCTGCTCTTGCATAGGCTTCATCAGCTTCAAGTAACTTAGCAGACTGCGGGTTGTTTACCATACGGTTAGAGGCGATTCTACAGGCTCTAGCGGTGATGTAATCTTTAAATGGTTGTGGTAGATCTTCAAAATCTATCATCCATATTACATCAAAAAATAATTTACTAACATTTGTAAATGTAAATGTATGACCTTTTTTATCATACACTTTAGCTACACCGTTATCACTACGTCTTACTACATCATAATCTTTTCCATGCTGGAATATATTAAGATCCATCTGTAGTATATTATTAGGAACTACCACTTGGTTGTTGGTATCGGTGTCAATAGGATACTCATTCTCTGTGTTGTATGACCATCCCTCAGATTGTATCTCACGGCAGACTTGCCTTAGAGTAGTCTGTGCCATAACCACTTCGGGGCTTTGCACATTAGTTATAGTATTAACTGGGGATTCTCCAACGCTCATCAAGATTGAGTTTACAGCATCTAGTTCGGTAGACACTCCGTAAGATATTACTGACATAATAAAAAAAGGGGGACTAAGCCCCCATATAAATAAATAGTTATGAGAAAGCAGCTGGCTTTGTAGTTGTTCCAGCGAACAATTCTACACAAGCTGCTGGGTTCACGTAGTCTGCACCCATAGCGAGTCTTCCTAGGATGACATCACCTTGGTAAACTACAGAAACATCCCCAGAAGTTACTTGAACTTGTGGGCCAATAGTTTCAACAACACCTGCAGCTTCTCTTTGGAAGATTAATCCACATGTGTTTGCAAAGTTAGAGGCAGCACCGTAGTTCTGGCGTGGGCCATAGTTGTTACCTGTAACTGTTGTAGCTGTTTCAATAGCTTCAGATACGAATGAACCTGTATTTCCAGGATCTACTGTATCAAGGTCAGTAGCAGCTGATGGGCTAGATGCAGGTGCATACTTAGTACCATACTTACTGAAGAATGGAACGTTCATTGATTTGAAGATTTTGATACCTGCAATTTCAATTACGCCATTTCCACTCTGTAAAGCTGTACCTTGTACATCTCTGTTAATCAAGCCGTTAGAGCCTGCCTCTTGTATGAGGGAATAATATTGCCTAGGGTTTAATACGGCCACTCTTCCGTCATCACTCACCCCTTTTTCATCTAAAGCAGCTGCAGCATCATAGAAAGCTGTAACTAATTTAGTTGAATCAAGAGCATCGTCTGCGTTAGAACCCGCACCAACTTGAATTTGTGTACCACCTGGCTCAACGAAGTTGGTTAGTGATACTGGAGATGCCTGTCTAGCACCTTTAGCAATAGCTCTGAAGATTAGTCTATCGTACTTTTGTGCAAGTGCGTAACCGATCTTCTTAGAGATTTCTCCTCTCAATTCATAGTGTGCTAGTGTCTCATCTAGCTCATACACAAAAGCCGAGCTAATTAATAGGTCATCGACTGTAATTGTTTTTTCTGCTACTGGAGGAGTTTTGTCAGAGTTTCCTAATATACTGTTTCCAGGTGTGTGGTATTCCGCACTTGTGCGACCAGTATAGATGAACTGTAAACTCTTTCCGTTGGTTAACGTACGCTTCATGACTAGGTCACGTGCGATTGTTTCCCTTTGGAAGCCAGTAAACATCTCACCTGAGAACAACTTTAAATAAAGGTCTCTGTTATTTGTAGCGTTTGTAGCTGTATTTATTCTACCCAGAAAGGTTTGTGAAGCTGGGTTATTTGTTGACTGTTGTGCCATTTTTATAAGGTATTAATTATCGTTCCTAGATCTAGTTTTATAGGAATCTTATTTGTTTCAGTTAAGACTCATACTGATGTTGTGGTCTATCCCACCGTCATGACGGCATTAGGTATCTCCGTAGAGGCTGATGCCAATAAGTAGGGAAGGGTTCGCACCTTCCCACTCGCTTTTACGAATTACTTTTTCTTAATTGGTGTGTACTCAACGCCACGATACTTGAGTGTCATAATGATCTCCAGTATCAGACCCCCGTTCCATGATCTGATTGCATGCGTCCCGAAGGATGAACGGACGTGGTTTAGTGAGGATCCATAACACCCTTGGAAAGATAACCGAGTTCACGTAATGATCTAACTGTGGGATCACTTGTAACATTAGTGGGAAGTCGTCCAAGAGCGATGTTATCAAAATTAAGAGTGTGTCTGTCAAATGTAGCCAATTCATATTCTTCAGTCATTGATAAGCAATTAGTAGGGCAATACTCAACGCAATTACCACAAAATATACAAGCCCCAAAGTCAATAGAATAATTCCTTAATTCTTTTTTCTTTGTTTCCTTATTCATTACCCAATCAACTACTGGTAAATTTATCGGACATACTCGAACGCAAACTTCACATGCTATGCACTTATCAAACTCATAGTGTATTCTTCCTCTGTATTGTGTTGAGGGTATGAGTTTTTCATAAGGGTATTGAACTGTAATAGGTCTTCTACCCATATGACTTAAAGTTACAGAAAGACCCTGCAATAAATATTTTGCAGAGTCTATTGTATCTTTTATAAAATTAAGCAATTTCTGTAGACTCAATACATGCCAAGTCAAGAGGGAAGTTGTGAGCATTACGCTCGTGCATTACCTCGAATCCAAGGTTTTGTCTATTA